AAAAGAAGATCATGTGTATGCCATTGGTGTAGATGTTTCTCGTGGTGAGAACCTTGACTACTCGGCATTCTCTGTCTTTGATGCCACCAAGTTTCCATACAGACACGTTGCCAAATATAGAAGTTCCTCTATATCACCACTACTATATCCAAGTATTATTCAATCAACTGCCAAACAATATAATGATGCCTATGTATTAGTGGAGACAAATGGTATTGGTCAACAGGTGGCAGATATTCTACATGGCGAGATGGAGTATGAGAACCTTGTGTTGATTACGTCAAAGGGGCGTGCGGGTCAGGTGTTTGATGGTGGATTTGGAAAAGGTTCAACACAGCTTGGTATCACCATGTCCAAGAAGGTGAAGCAGGTTGGATGTTCGACACTGAAGGATTTGATTGAAAATGAAAAGCTCATCACGAATGACTTTGATACCATATCCGAGATGAGTTCGTTCGTTTCAAAGGGTCAGTCTTATGAAGCTGATGTTGGTTGCCATGATGATCTTGTTATGTCCATGTTGTTATTTGCGTGGTTGACTTCACAACCACACTTCAAAGACATAACAGATATGGATCTGAGAAGACGGTTACTTGATGAGAAAATGCAGGCACTTGAAGACGAGTTGCTACCCTTTGGGTTCATCAGTAATGATGAGGAAACGAGCTTTACAGACGCAGAGGGGCAAGAATGGTTCTATGTGAATAGGCAATGAAAAACTCCTTTTTTATAAATATCAAAGAATAAGTTTATGGATGCTTGATATTATTATATGCAATAGTTCCCTATAAGGAGAAAACACATGCCTTTTCAAGTTTCACCCGGAGTCAACGTATCTGAAATTGATTTGACGACTGCGATCCCTGCCGTTTCAACAAGTGTAGGTGCCTTTGCTGGTTCTTTCCAGTGGGGTCCAGCAGAAGTCGCTAGGCTCGTGACTTCAGAAGTTGATCTCGTAAATCAGTTTTACAAGCCAAATTCCAACACAGCACAAGATTTTTTCACCGCAGCGAACTTCCTTGCGTATTCAAATGCGCTAAGGCTTGTTCGTATTGCTGGTACAGGTGCGAACAATGCTGCTGATAATTCCGCGCTAACAGTTCTTATCAAAAATGATGAACACTGGGATGGTACTGTCGAACCATCTATCAGAGAATCGGGTAGCACTTTTTATGCCAAATATCCCGGCGCTCTAGGAAATCAACTTAGAGTTGAATTGTGCGATAATGCGGGTGGTGGAAACTTTGGTTTTGCAAATTGGTATGTAAACACATACTTTGATGCTCCTCCTACGACTTCAACGTGGGTTTCTGATCGGGGTGGAGCAAATGACGAACTTCATATTGCGATCATTGACTCGTCAACAGGTCATTTCTCTGGAACAGCAAATGCGGTTCTTGAAATCTATCCATTCTTGTCCAAGGCTTCCGATGCCAGAAATTCTTCTGGTGATCTGATTCACTGGAAGACATACATCAACAACAACTCTGAGTATGTCAGAATTGGAGATGAAATCACAACTACAACTGCTCTCAACTATGGATCAGATTCAACAACCATTTTTGCAAATACAACGTCTGGATTTAAATCATTAGCACTTTCTGGTGGTTCAGACGGAACTCCAACAGAGGGAAATTATCAAACTGCTTACAACATTTTTGCTGATGCGGATCAAGAAGATGTTGGTCTAATCATGGCAGGGAGTGGTGGCGATCATCTTGACAGTGATAGCGATCAAGCGACTGTTATCAATCATGTAATTGATCTTGCCACAACTCGTAAGGATTGTGTGGCATTCTATTCACCCCATTACACGGATGTTTCTTCCTCCGTGGCTGCTACAAATCTGACTAATGTAAAAACATTCCGAGAATCTGATACAAATAGAAACACTTCCTATGCTTTCATGGATAGCGGTTGGAAGTATCAATATGATAAGTATAACGATGTTTATCGCTGGATTCCTTTGAATGGTGACATTGCGGGTCTTGTTGCTCGAACAGACAACAGCCGTGATGCTTGGTTCAGTCCTGCTGGATACAACCGAGGTCAGATCAAGAACATTGTCAGATTGGCATACAACCCATCAAAGGCACACCGCGATGCGCTCTATCAGAAGCAGATCAATCCTGTTGTGAGCTTCCCCGGACAAGGTACAATCCTGTTTGGCGACAAGACTTCACAAACAAGACCAAGTGCTTTTGATCGTATCAACGTGCGACGACTGTTCATTGTTCTTGAGAAGGCAATCTCAACAGCAGCGAAATACTCACTCTTTGAGTTCAACGATGCGTTCACACGAGCGATGTTCCGAAACATGGTTGAGCCATTCCTTCGCGATGTTCAAGGTCGAAGAGGAATCAACGACTTCAGAGTGGTATGTGACGAAACTAACAACCCCGGAAGCGTGATTGATCGAAACGAGTTTGTTGGAGACATCTACATCAAACCAGTTCGATCCATCAACTTCATCCAACTAAACTTTGTTGCGGTTTCAACAGGTGTTGACTTCAACGAAGTTGTTGGACAATTCTAAGGTTATCGTATAAATAGAATTAGGATAAACAAGGAGAAAACTAATGCCTTTTTCAATTAACAACTTTAGAGCGCAGCTTCAAGGTCAAGGCGCTCGTCCTAATCTGTTTGAAGTGACGGTTCCATTTCCGGGTGCGGTCAATCCGGGTGAAGCTGGACAGAAGATGACCTTCATGTGTAAGGGAGCGCAGATTCCGGGTGCTGATCTTGGAATGATTACTGTTCCTTACTTTGGTCGTCAGATCAAGTTGGCAGGAAACCGAACCTTTGCCGAGTGGACAACGACAGTCATCAACGACGAAGACTTTGCTGTTCATGCTGGACTAACAAACTGGATGAGTGCCATCAACACACATGGTGGAAACGAGAAGCTGATAAATGGAACAGATTATCAAGTTGATGCTCAGGTTACACACTATAAAAAGACAGGTGAAGTTGCCAAGGTAGTCACTCTAGTCAACTGCTGGCCTTCAGCGGTTGCTGCGATTGACCTCTCATGGGAAACGAACGATCAATTAGAAGATTTCTCGGTCACATGGCAGTATGATTACTGGCAGGTCAACGATAACCTGACGCAAACCAACTAGATAACCACTTTCTGAGAGCATACATAGTATACAACTTTCAGAAAGGTATACACTATGGCAAAGTTCAAAATACTAGGATTTGAGATAGGTAAAGATGAAGAGAAGGTGCCTGAAGATAGGCTTCAGGCATTTTCTTTGCCTGAAAACTCAGATGCCTCACTTGAGTTACAAGGACCGAATGTAACAGGTGGTGCGTATGGAACCTATCTCGACCTTGAGGGAACAGTCAAGAACGAAGTCGAACTAATCACTCGCTATCGTGAAATGGCAATGAATCCTGAAGTTGAACTTGCCATCGACGACATCATCAATGAAGCTGTCATCACAGAGCATGGTCAGGCTCCGGTTTCAATCTCACTTGGAAACGCAGACATTCCAGAGAAAGTCAAGAAGCAGATTCTCGAAGAGTTCGACGAGATTCTGCGTCTTCTTGCTTTCAATGAGTATGCCTATGATATTTTCAAGAAGTGGTATGTTGACGGAAGACTATACTACCATGTTATGATTGATGTTCAGAATCCAAAGGAAGGAATCAAAGAACTTCGCTCAATCGACCCACGAAAGATCAAAAAGGTAAGAGAAACAAAAGGTCAGAAACTAACAGGTGACAAGTTGTCTGCTCTTCCAAAGAACACCACCGAGTATTATCTATACTATCCCGGTGGAATCTCGAATCGTGTTGGTGGATTGGGTGGACCTAACACACAGAAAGCACTCAAAATCGCAAAAGACTCGATTTCACACATTCACTCCGGCATTCTTGACGCTGGCAACAAAATGATTCTTGGCAATCTACATAAAGCAATCAAGCCAATGAATCAGCTCAAGATGCTGGAAGATGCGACAGTTATCTATCGTATCTCTCGCGCTCCCGAAAGAAGAATCTTCTATGTTGACGTTGGCAATCTACCCAAGGTCAAGGCAGAACAATATCTTTCCGGTATCATGTCCAAGTTTAAAAATAAAGTGGTCTATGATACCGACACCGGGGAGGTCCGAGATGATCGGAGGCATATGTCGATGCTTGAGGATTTCTGGCTCCCACGAAGAGAAGGTGGTAGAGGAACAGAGATTACCACCCTCCCCGGTGGCACTAACTTAGGTGAGATTGAAGACATCATCTATTTCAAGAAGAAGTTATACAAAGCGTTAGGCGTTCCAGTTTCTCGACTCGAACCAGAAGGTTCATTTAGTCTTGGTCGAGCAACAGAGATCACAAGAGACGAAGTAAAGTTTGGAAAGTTCGTTAATCGTTTGCGTTATCGGTTTAGCAATCTTTTTGATGATCTACTCGAAAAGCAACTAACACTCAAGGGTATTCTGTCAAAGGAAGACTGGAATGTTCTCAAGACGCTTGTTGAATATAGATTTCGACAGGATTCCCATTTCTCTGAACTCAAGCAACTTGAGGTCATGCGAGACAGAATGGAGATTCTACAGTCTGTTGAAGAGTATGTCGGTAAATACTACTCAAAGAACTGGGTTCGTGCCAACATTCTGAATCAATCAGAAGAAGAGATTCGCACGATGGATAGCGACATGGCAAATGAGATTGATGATGGAGATGTTGATCCGTTTGAAGATGAGACAAGACAGCTTGATCGACAAAATGCTGGTGTTGGTTCCTTTGCGAAAGATGAACCCGCTGGACCACAACAACCACAACAACGCGAAAGTGTTTCCACATTCAAACGAGTCAAAGGCATTCGTTCAAGGTCGATTCAACTAGCAGAAAATTTTGACGAAGATTTTGATTGATATAAATAAAAGACAACGCTTTATAAGGAGAACATAATGAAAGAAAGAATCCACGCTGCGATTGAAGACGCATTAGGTGAAGATCCCAACAGCTTTGCTGAAAAGATCAATGACGTACTGGCAGCAAAGATGAGTGACGCCTTGATGACAAAGAAAATGGAGATTTCAAATAACTGGCTGAATGACATTGAGCCAGCATCAGAGGAAGAAGAACCATGAAACTAATTTCCGAAATGGTTGATGACGAAAAGATCGAGTTCATCACCGAAGAAAAGAATGGCGAAAAAAGTCACTTCATCAAGGGTGTCTTCATGCAATCTGAGCAGAAGAACCGAAACGGAAGAATCTACCCAAAAAAGACTTTGGGTGAACAGGTCAACAAGTATATCAACAACTATGTAAATCAAAATCGTGCGTTTGGAGAGCTTGGACATCCAGACGGTCCAGTTGTGAACCTTGAGCGTGTTTCTCATATGATTAAGGAACTGCGTGAAGACGGTAATAACTGGGTAGGAAAAGCAAAGATCATGGACACTCCTTATGGAAAGATCGTCAAGAATCTGATTGACGAAGGTGCGAAGTTAGGTGTTTCCTCAAGAGGAATGGGTTCTTTGAAGAATGTGAACGGAACAAACATTGTTCAGGACGACTTTTATCTTGCCACCGCTGCCGACATTGTAGCAGATCCATCTGCTCCAGAAGCCTTCGTTGAGGGTGTCATGGAAGGAAAAGAATGGGTTTGGGACAATGGAATCATTCGTGAGCAAGAGATTTCGAGGATGAGACGAGAACTACAACAAACTAACCGAAGGAAACTAGAAGAAGCCAAGTTACATCTATTCAAATCCTTTTTGTCAAAATTATAGGATTTATAAATAACATAGAATAAACTGTGGATTTTTCCATTCTTTCTAAGGAGATGGACATAATGGATACGGAACAAAACTTTGTAGACGATACTCTGCTCGACGAAGAGATCGACCAACTAGCGAACGAGATCGCGGCTGAGTTGGAAGCAGAGCTTCTGGAAGCGCAAACAGAGTCACCCAGCAAGCCGGGTGGTGGTGGAACAGGTGATGCGCCTGAGCAATCACAACCGGGAAAGACCAAGGAGCTAAAGGGTAACAAGCTCTCAAAGAAAAAGGTTAAGGCTGAGGTCAAGACAAAGGGTCAAGGTGATGATCCTGCCGAAATCGAGGTTTTCGAGGAAGAAGACGTTGATCTTGAGGATCTTGAGGATCTTGACATTCCCGAGACAAAGCAAGAGATGATTCGATCCATCTTTGAGACTCTGAAGAGTCTTGATAAGGATTCTCTTGCGGGTAACTACTCACGACTCATGGCAGCGATGCTTGACGAAGGAACAGAGGATGCCGAAGAGGATGAAGCCTCCATTCCAGTTCTTGAGCGCAAGACAATCACTGCTGATGACATTGATCTTACAGAAGACCTGAACGCGATCTTCGGAGAGAACGATCTTTCCGAGGAGTTCAAGTCTCAAGTGACTACCATCTTCGAGGCGGCAGTCGTTTCCAAGATCAATGAAGAGATCGAGCTAATCGAGCAAGAGTTCAACGCCAAGCTGGAAGAGTCAGTTGTTGAGATTGCCGAGGAGCTTACCAACCAGATTGATTCATATCTCGACTATGCCGTAGACAACTGGATGCAAGAGAATGAGCTTGCTGTTGAGCGTGGCATCAAGTCAGAGATTACTGAAGAGTTCATTGGTGGACTCAAGCAACTCTTTGAAGATCATTATATTGATGTTCCAGAGGAGAAGGTTGATCTCGTTGATAGTCTTGCTGATCGAGTTGAGGATCTTGAAGAGAAACTCAATGAGGCAATCGAGACTAACATCGAGCTTAACTCAATTGTTGAAGATTATCAGCGGGATGAGCTTGTCAATGAGGCAACTGCCGAACTAACAAGCATGGAGTCCGAGAAGCTGAGAGGTCTTTCAGAAGGTGTTGGTTTTGAGGATGTTGACCAATACAGACAAGCTCTTGATACGCTCAAGGAAAACTATTTTCCTCGAACGTCCAAGGGTGGTGCCGTACAGCTAGACGAGGAAGCCGAGATTTCTGAGAATGGAATCATTGATGAAGCTCCTCGAAATGCTGCGATGGCATCGTATGTCAACGTGCTAAAGCGAACTGTCAAAGAGTAGAAAACTTAACTTTTATAAATACAAATTAGGATACTGTTGAATAACAGAACTGATTCAACAAACTTTTCAAGGAGAACGAAACATGTTGAATGAAGAACTAATCAATAAGTGGCAACCAGTTCTCGATCACGAGGATCTACCTCAGATCAAGAACCACTATCGTAAGGTAGTCACAGCTCAGATGCTTGAGCAACAGGAACAAGCCATGCGTGAGCAGGCAAATGTTCAGGGTGCTGGATCTGCCAGTCTCCTTGGAGAGTCAACCGCGCCAGAGACAGTAACAGCGAACGCTGACAAGTTCGATCCCGTCCTTATCAGTCTTGTTCGACGAACTGCGCCAAACCTGATTGCGTTTGACATCATGGGTGTTCAGCCCATGAGTGGACCAACTGGTCTGATCTTTGCGCTTCGACCTACTTATGGAACAGACGTGAACAATGTTTCCCCCGGTGACGCTAACGCTTTCTATGACGAGGCGAACACTGGTTTCTCTGCTGCTGCTGGTGGAAATCGTCCTGCTTGGACTGGTCTGAACGTATCAAACACAATGTTCGACCACGACGAGTCTCAGGCAGCTTCTCAGTCAATTCGCACGGGTATGGAGACTTCGGTAGGTGAAGGTCTTGGAACTTCTGCCACCAACAAGATTCCATCAATGAGCTTCCAGATCGACAAGACAACGGTGACTGCTGTTACTCGCGCTCT